CCGATACGGTTCCCGTTCGCGCCCGGCAGCCCCAGGTAGGTCAGCTCGATCTCGTCCCCCGACACCGTCGCGCTCACCTGTCCCGTCGTCTGCCCGCCGTCGATCGACGAAGCCAGCATGCCCAGCGCGTGCGCCGCGTTATCGTCGCCCCACATCTGGAAGTAGAAGTGTTGGTCCAGCCAGGCCAGCTCGATGTAGTCCTTTTCGGTCATCGTGCCTTGCAATTGGAAGCTGCAAGTCGCTGGCGTGTATTCGCCCTCCGCCGTCGCGTAGTCCTTCAGCGGCACGAAATATATGTTCTCATTTCCGTCCGCTCCGGTCGCCCAGATCCTCAGGTACGGCCACTCCACGGTCGGTTGCAAAGTCGAATCGAGCGGAATGCACCCTGTGCGCACCTCCTCGTAGGAGAGCCGCACGCCGCTCAGATCGCCATCCGGCAGGTTGCGCAGCGTGGGGTGCTCGAATACGTTGTCCCGGTTCCACTCCAGCACCGCCCAGTCCGACGCCTGTCGCCAGCATCCCGATACCGTGAAGCCGTTCGCGCTCGTCTGGCTCAGCGCCGCCACCGCCGAGGGCGTCTGGAAGTAGCACTGCAGGTCCCGGTCCGGCCGCAGCTTGGTCAATTGATCGGCCATCAGAGTCGGATCACCACTGTCAAATCGGCTCCCGGATAGGTCTGCCCTACCGCGGTCACCGCGAGCGTCAACCGCGATCCCACCGTCAGCGGCGGCAGCGTGCTCCCGTCTATCGCGGTCTCGGTCGTGGTCTGCCCTGCCGCAAATTGCAGCGTGCAGTACAGCGCCCCGTTCACATTCAACGACAGGATCACCACCGCATCCGCCGACGACCCCAGCACCGCGTAAACATCCCGCACCGAGTGCGACGCCTCTACCGACAGCGCCGGCGCGGCCATCGCGTCCACCGCCAGGTACCCCTCCACCTGGATCGTGTATTGCCCGCCCGATAGAGTGCGCAGCCCCCCGCCATCGAATTGCGTCATCGAAATCCCGGTGGTCGGGCTGTTGCCCTTCTGGTTGGTCACGAACAGCTCGGCGCTCGCCACGCGCACGTCCGGCAGCGTCACCGTCTCGCTCCAGCTCCCGCAGTACGGGCTTCCGAAGAACTGCGCCGGGAACGCCGCAATCCCGGTCTGTTTCAGCAGGTGGTACACCACCGCCCCGGCGTTGTGCGCCGCCGCCTGGCTCCCGTGGACTCCTCGTGTCACCGCGTATTCCGTCCCCCCGTTGCTCACCGCGGTTACTCCGAGGACCTCGCCATCGATCTGCAGAATGCTTCCCGCCGTGCCCTGTCCCGCGGCGTTCAGCGTCAGTGTCCCATCGCCAGCCGCCATTCCGCTCGCCAGCGTCGTTGCCGGCGTCCCCTGCAACTCGTCCCAGTAGTGCAAAGTGAACGTCGCGGACGAAATCGTCTCCGTGTTCGTCAGGAGCGTGAACGAGATCCCGCTCAGCTCGACCGTACCGCCGCCCGCCCCTGCGTTCAAACCGAAATAGGGCGCCGGCGGCCCGTCGCTATCGGACGTCCCGGCCCCGCCGATCTGCCATCGCGTCACCGGCGAGATCCCCGCCGCGCATTCCTGATCGTTCACATTGGCCGCTCGCCCGGAAATCTCCACCGTCTCCCCCGGCCGGTTCGGAATCGCAAACGTTACGGGACTCGATCTCGTCATCGCCCCGAACGTCCACCCCGCCTCCGAAACCGTGAAGTAGCTTCCCGCGCCCGGCTCCGTTTCCCACGGCGGCGACACCTTCAGCGTCGTCCCGTCGTTGGCCGTGATGGTCGCTTCCTGTCCCGCCCCCGGTCCCCTCGTGATCCGCGCCGTCATGCCGGCGTACGCGTTTGCCGCCATATCCAGCAATCTGTTTCCCACCAGCGCCGCCGCGTATGCCGTCGCTTCCGTCTCCGGTACCAGTTCCCGCCGCCAATAGAAGTTGGCGTGATCGAAATTCGCGTCCGGTGGCAGGATCGCTTGCGGCGTCAGCCCCGTATCTATGAACTGCGCCGCCACCGGCTGGTTGGATGCGACCTGCATGAACTGCGCCGGCGAATTCCCGCGGTATACGTTGAACGTGCTGGCCGCCGCCGTGAAACTCAGCCCGGTGAGCGTTACGCTGCCTCCGTCTTCCACCACGGCCAGCACGCTGAACGAGAGCGCACTCTCCGCTCCCGTCTCGTCGCACGCCGAGACCGCGTAATAGTACACGCCGGCGGCCAGCGTCCCCCCCGGCCCCAACGTCGCCGCCAGGCTCACCAGCGGAATCCCCGGGCCGCCCGCCACTACCGGCCCCGGCGCCACGAAACTCACCGTGACCTGAATCTGCTCGGTCCCGTCCGCGGCGCTCCACGACCCCTCCGTTACCCCGAACTGCGCCACGCCATTGGTGTCGGTGTTGTTTCCGGCCAGCGGGCGCGGCACGCCCACCCCCGCGCCGTTCTGCAGAGTGATCCCGCTCCCCGATGCGCTCTGCCCGTTATCGTCCGCGTACCATGCGTCGTCGTGAATTTGTGCCGTGATCGTGCACGTCCGATAGTTGGTCACCGGCGAAATCTTCAGCACCCGGAAGGGCTGTCGCGCGAACCCTTCCTTCGCATACGTGACCGTGATCAGGTCTCCCGGCCGGATCCCGAACCCTTTGACGCTCGTCTCGAACTCCAGGTACGTGTTCCCCTGGATCGTTTTGTCCAGATTGAACTTCAAGAGCCGTGCCGCCTGGTCGAAATTCGCGATACCCAGCGCCTGCAGCGTCGCCGACACTGCCTGCCCGGCCAGCGCTATATCGTCCGGGTCCGTCATCTCATAGCTGTCCTGCTGGTATCCGTTCAGGCTGTCCTGGAATTCCACCGTCAGGTCGTTGGGCGTGTCCGCGATGCTTCGCGACGTCACCGTGACGCTCGGCTCCCCGCTCGCGCGTCTCAGAATCCCCGAAAGCCCGTTTGTGCCGTCCCCGAAATCGTAAACCGTCGCGGCCGGCCCCTCCACCTCCAGTTGCAGCACCCCGCCCGGCCCGTAAGTCAGGTACAGCCGCGCTGTGTTGCGCACCCCGCGCACCACATCTCCCGCGCTGCGCCGGTTTCGCAACACCAGGTTGCACCCGAACCTCGCCAGCTCGATCGCGTTTCCGTTCACGTCCATCCCGGCCACCATCTGGTCGCAGTAAGCCGCCGCCGCCGTGAAGCTGGCGAGGTCGATCTCGTCCATCCCCCAACCGATGCGCCGCAGCATATCCAGTAGGATCCACGCCGGGTTGCTCGAGAGCTCGTACCCCACGTATGTCCCGTCCGCCGCCCACACCGGAACGTTCAGCCCCTCGATCATCACCTTCACCCGTGGCATGTGGGTTCCGTTGTTGATCTGGTTCGGCACCACCACCGAGACGTATGCCATGCTGCCGTACGGGTCTCCCGCCGGCTGCCCGCTCCCGTCCGTGAAGTTCAGGTCGAAGGCGCCGTCCCTCCCACCCAGTGTCGGAACGTTGTACCAGCCCGTCGCGCTCATGTTCGCGCCGGTCTGCCCCAGCGGAATTTCGTAATCGTTCACCAGCACATTGAGGACCCCGGTGATCTCCCCGATCCCCAGCAGCACCTCCATCCGCGTGAAGTTCCCGTCGTTGCGCGCGAACACCACCGGCGGCTCATACCACGCCGTCCCGTATACCATCGGAACGAAGTCGTTGTATTGCCCCTGGTTCGTCGGCATCGCCGAGGTCGTCCAGTCCTTCCCGTACGCCCGCACCGTGATCGATGGCGGCAGATACTCCAGCCCGCCGAACCGCGTCCACATGCCCCGCGCCTGGCAATCCGCCCGCGTATATCCGCACGACGTGTACGGTGCGCCGCCGTCCAGATTCCCCGTTCCGCCCGGCACGTCCGGCGAGTACCCGCAGCGGTAGTACCGCGAATACACCCCGTTGACCCCGCCGTCCATCGCCTCCGTCCGCTGCGCCAGCGTCGCCGGAAACTCCCACGGGCATCTTCTCTGAATCCGGATCTGCGGCAGCAGCACCCGTTGCAGGCTCATGCGGTTCATCGCCGTCAGCCGCAGCGTCGCTTCCCGGATTTCCGCGGGCGGGTTCGCGATCCCCTGGAACACCACCGCCGCATCCGTCAGCGCCGCCCCATTCCGCAAATCGTAGAACACCAGCGAAACCGTCACATTCGCGCCCTTGAACCCGCACGTCCGCTCGATCTCCGAAAAATGCGAGTCTGCGTTCGCCAGCGTCACCGTGATCGTGGGACTCCCGTCCACGCCCTGGTCCGATGCCGTCTGAATATCGAACGCGCTGTGCCCCATCACCCTCGCCGCGTATGCCTTCCCGTTCACCGTCACCGCGTGCGTGCTCCAGTGCTCCATCCGCCCGTTCGCCAGCGCGCAGTCGAACAGCACCAGCGGCGTGTCCGTCACCGCCTGTTCTTTGAGATCAGAGATGGTTTGCATGAATGATGTTGACCGTCGCCGCGTGGTGGTTCACGCCGGTCGCCGTTATCGCCAGCCTGTCGTCCGCCAGCCGCGCGTTCTCGTAGACCCCGCTCGTGGTCGTCGCCTTGTAAACCGAGGCCCCCGGCTGTGCTTCCACTTGGAACCCCTGCGCATCCACCGCCGCTCCCGCCGGAAGTTGCAGCCCGAAAGTGGTGGTCTGTGCCGATGCGTCCACCGTCGCTGTGTACTGAAACCGCTGCCATGCGTTCCCCACGCCGACGCCGCGGCTCCCCGCGCCCGCCACTAGGCTCACTGCGGTCGTTTGCGCGGCCTTCAAATATACGCTCAAGCAATACACATACCCGCCCGGCAACGGCAGTGTCTGCGTGATGCCCTGCGCCGCCTCGCCCATGTTCGCCAGGTGCCACGCGCCCGGATCGCCCGCGGATACCGTCAGCATCGGATCCGCGCTCCACGCCGCGTTGTCCAATTCCTCGCTGTAAGTGAGCAGGTTCCCCACCGGATCCACAAACGTGAACCCGTTCAGCGTTCCCTCGGCCGCCTCGAAAAACTCTTCGAGAGCCGCCGCCTCGGCATCCGTCAGCCCCGCGTACTCCAGCCTCCACTCTGTCATCTCCCCCGCCGGATCGGCCAGCTTCACCGCGCTCCCATCCGCCGCCAGGTTCGTCACAGTCCGCATCTGCAGCCGCTTCCTCACCGGAAACTGCGTCAGTGCCCCCGTAGCAAGTCGTGGATATACCAGCATTCCCATCAGTCCTCTTTTTCAGCGCGGAGACGCCGAGACGCAGAGTTCACAGACGTACAAAACCACGGGACGAGCTTCTCGGCGATCTTCGCCGGCTCACCGCCGAATCCCTGTAGTGCACCGCTCCGCCCCGAACTCCATGTCCGACACCCTGGCCCCCAACTCCGCGTCTCCGCGTCTCCGCGTCAAAAACGCGCTTCCCGCAGCGCGCCGCGCCCGCCTCGGCTCCGCTGCCTCCGTGCGCTCACCCCCGGTTCTCCACCACCGTCAACCCCGTCTGCCCGCGCATCTCCCCTACCGACGTCAGATCCGCGTCATCGCTAGCCAGGCTGCAATTCGTATACACCACCCCGTCCCATGGATCTGTGAAAGCGAAGCTCGCGAAGCTCCCCTGGTTATCCGCGAAGAAGCTCTCGAGGGCCGCCATTTCCCCCTCGTCCAGCGCTTCCAGCCGGATCTCCCAACGATGCAGCGGCCCCGCCGAGTCCCGATACCGCTGTTCGGACCCGTCCACGAACCGCAACACCTGGTTTCGGAACAGGAAGCTCCGCGTAGCCGGATACTGCGCTACCGCGTTGGTCTTGAGTGCCGGGAAGCTAGCCATATCACAGCTCGTTCACCACGTCGTTAATCGAGTTCATGTTCAGCATCGCCGCGCGCACCGCCTGCGCGATGTCGCTGCTGCGGTCCAGGAACGACCGCGCGTCCATCGCCTGAACGTTCACCGTGATCTGCTGCCCCGCCGCGCCGCTTGTCCCGCCGCTCGACGCCACCGCGCCGTCGCCGGGCGCATCCGCGTCCTCCGCATCCAGCCTGGGCATCCCCATCTGGTCGTAGTCCGCCGCGCCAACACCGCTTCCCTCATCCACGCCCTCGAAACTGATCGGCGTCGGCATCGCGTATTTCTCCAGCGGCTCCGTCTCGCCCGAACCGCCGAACAACCCCGCCAGCTCGCCAACCAGCGGAACCAACCCCAGCCCGCTCTCCAGTATCGTCGTGGCTATCGAACCCGCCGAAGTCCCCCCGCTGCCGCTGCCCACCGCCCTCGCGCTCTCGCTCGTCGGCTCCCCCGACGCCACCCCGGAAGTCCCGCCGCCGTCCAGCGCCTCTGCTGCCGGCGCTATCGCCCCGAACTCATCGAGAAGATCTTCTAGTGTTGTGCTGGCCATCTTTTCTCTCTTCCGCAAGCGCCGCTTCCAGCAGCGCGAACGCTTCCACCTGCCGCGCACTCAACTCCCCGAAATCCCAACTCCCCAGCCTTCGCCTTATGAAGAACTCCTCTACCCGCGCCTGGCTCTCCGCTGTGATCCACGATTTCGGACAGCACTCCACCGCCACGCCCTTACGGGCCCACACCACCGAGGTGGGGCATGCTTTAGCTTGCCCGCTTTCCCGGCCCTCCTCGCCCGGCAGCCATCCACAGCGCCGCTGTTTTTCCAAGCCGTTCTTCCGGCACGCGTCGCACCTCCATCCGGCCTGGTTGGCGGATTGAAAGTGGAAGGCGACGATCAGTTTTTTCGTTCCGCCTCGCTCAGCCCCGCTTCCGCCCGCACCGCCGCCAGCGCTTCCCGGAACAATCCCTCCGGGCCCGCCTCCGCCAGGATCTCGGGCGTCGCTTCCACCCCATCCACCACCAGCCCCGCCACCCCCCGCAGCCCCCACGTCACGTACAGCCGGTCGATCTCGCAGCGCGCCAGCGCCGCATCCATCCGTTCCCCCGCCGTCTGGCCCGCCTCCAGGAATTCCACCCTCCGCGCCAGTTCCCGCACCCGCCGCATCAGTTCCATCCGCCGCCCGAACGACATCCGGGCTACCCGGAAGCTCACTCCCTCGGTCACCCTGGAATCCACCAGCCGCTCGCTCTCGTACGTCATCCGAACGCCACCGTTATTTCATCGTCCACTGTTCCCTGCGCCCGCGACCCCCGGAAACGCCACTGCAGCCTGTTCCCGCCATCGTCGAACTCCG